GGTACTTCTTCTAGGAAACAAGTCCTTGTCACTAGATTTTCATCTAAAATTGTAAATGTTGGTGAAGAATAGAAATTATCTAAAGTTGTTCCTCTAGATAATTCCATTCCAAAATCTAAGGTATAAGTGTTTGTTTGATTTAAAACAGGTCTAAATCTTTTTGATAAAAATATTTCCAATTCATTAGAAATCACTGAGGTATCACTACTATCAATATTTGTTCTTAATTTAGATGAACTAAAAATCGAATTAAATTTATTTAAATTTAAATTTGCAAAAGCATTTATAGAAGTAGTTACTTTAGATTGTAGTGTAGAAAGATTTAAATCTGTTTTTGTAGGATCATAATATACTGTAGAGAGTAATTTAATAAAATTATAATCCACATCTACAAATTCTGGTGTTACCGTCAAAACGCTTATTGGTTTTACTATCTCATTTATAAAATAGTCTTTTTCAGTATCAGAAACTTCAAAACCTAATTTTGGCTTAGCGGAAATAAAAACTTTACCGTAAACTGGAGGAATGTTTTCCTCTCCTCCCCAAACATTCACTGCATCAAACTGTGGGTATTTTTGTTGTATTAATTTAACATAATCGTTTTTCGTTACTGCTCTATTCTGAGAAGTAAACTGTAAAGGAGCAGCAAACTTAATTTGATCTACAGTTTCTCTTTCGGAACCACCAGCTGCAGCTGCAACAGAATTCACTGTAAAGTTTGTAAACGATAAAACTGATCCAGTGGCAGTAAAATTATTGGCTCTATTGGCTACTGATCCATTTGTCGAAAGGTAACTAACACTCACTACACCACCGTCAGGAAGTTTTTTACCAATTACATCGTCACCGAAATAAATTTCATACTGATTATTTACTCCTTCTTGTAAGAAATAAACCGTTGAGTTTGCGGTAAGATTTATTACATCACTAGCTAAATTATAAACAACAGTATCATTATTTGAACTTGATTGTTGTACAGTAACCTTTAATGTTGAGGTGTCAATGTTTGTTTCAGGTATAGAAAAAATTTGTTTCGGATTTGATAATTGTGAGTGATTGAAAGAATATCTATTTAATGTTCCCTCATATATTTTTAAATTCGAAAATACAAAATTTGTTCCTGTTTTAGAAACTGTGGTATCTTCAAGTGTAACAAATGTATACAGTCTGTCATCCAATAAACTAGTTAAAAAACCATAACCTTTAGGTAATGTTAAACTTCCTGGAGTTGAATCTAAAGTATTAATCGTAAAATTAATTATGGCTCTTGAAGCCGTTGACGATCTTGGAACATAACCAAATTTTTTGGCATGTGAAACAACCGAATTTCTCAGTAGAGCAGTATCTAAAAATGATTCATTCGCAATCATGTTTAGATAATAGGAATTATAGTGAGTATTATAAGCTAATATATCTAAAAGAACACTTAAACCAGATCCATCAAAATCATAATCCGAAAATTCATTTTGACTTTTTAAAAAATTTTTTAAATTTGATTTGATTGTATCAAAATCAAGCTCTGTTACTCTTAAACGATCTGTCATTTATCTTACTCGATCCAGAAAAAATGTTATTGTTACGGGTTCTGTTCTATTTCTTATTAAAAATTCCATATCAACGGTAAAACCATTATTATCATAATCGGGAATAGCTCTGACTCTGTAAACTGAGGCTCTAGGTTCAAAATTACTGATAGTTTGTTGTATTTCTCTTTCCAAAGATGCAGCAGTTACGAAATCTAAATTCTCAAACAAAAGTTTAGAAACGTTACAACCAAGTTCTGGTTGAAACGGTCTTTCGTAGTGATTCGTGAGAACTAGATTTTTAATAGAATTAATTACTGCCATTTCAGCAGTATGTTTATTAATATCTTTTTTTATCGGATGAACATTGAAAAGGAGGTCTAGATCCTTATACGTTCTTGCGACATTCGTAGTAATGTTTGCCATTGGTTATTTATTCAACTCCCAAAGAGGTTTTGAGTTTTGCGGTTCCTATTTTATTGGCAATTAGACTTTTCTCAGTACTGCCAGAGTTTTGCAGTCCATTCAATATCTGAAAATCTCTCAAAATTTGTTGGGAAGCGTAAAAATAGTTCTCATCTTCAGTTCTTCTGGTGTAAAGTAATGTATTTGCGGTGTTTATTATTACATTCATTGCATTTACTTGAGATGTTGTCAGTGAAGAAGGTACGGTTTGTAATGAATTTTTTGTATTTCCTATACTCCAATTATTAGCAGCCAATTCTTCTTCAATATACAAACTAGTAAAATTATTTAAAATTGGAGTAGAATTTCTAACATTATCTGTTGTTCCTAATATAGTTAATAACATTCCACCCGTTCCAACACAGTCTTGATAATTAGGTTTTATCGTTCCAGTCGCAACATCAACAAAATTTTCCGAAACTCCTGATATTCTATTTGTGTGTTGTAAAAATAAATTTAATTGTGTTACTAAATTATTTGATGAATTAGCTAAGTTTTTTATCGCAGCATTAGAACTAGGATAGTTTGTATCTGGACTAGTAGTACATAATGTTATGATTGAATTTAAATTAGAAGATATACTAGAAACATAAGATGCAACAGGATTTTGAAAATAATCCGAACGTGTCACTGCACCATTAGCTAAATCACTTGCAGCCCAAGAACTAACTTTTATAGGACCCGTATTTAAAAATGCCTTGGCTCTATCACTCAAAATAACATCGTCACCAAATTTGGATGAACTAAACGTGGTAGTTAATCTACTTAAAACTGTTGCCATTATAAAGCTCCTACGTAAGGTGGAAAAACAGTTGCACCTATAGCTGGGTGCGTATGTGCAGTGTATGTAGCTCTGAATAATCCTATTGGTCCAACAATATCGTTCAATACTGGTGCTGTAACCGAAGAAAGTGACGAAATGGGACCAGCGGAATAAATTCCTGGTGCAACAACACCAGCATCCGGAAGACCAACTAAAACTCCTGTTGGTGTTACTAATCCCAAAGCACCAAAAACTTTCATTGATGCTACAATGTTTTGCGCTGATGCAATATAACCAGTTGTAGAAAGTGAACCGCTTATTGTTACATCACTATCTATGTGAACTCCAAAAGGCGCATTTATATTAACTTGTCCAGCTAAACCACCAGCAGTTATATTAACATCAGATTCGGAAGTTAAATTTATCTCTCCAGAAACAACAGCATTCATTTCTCCTTCAACATTTTGAAAAACATTTCCTTGAATGTTTTGGTATACATCACCTTCAACACTTAATTTTGAATCTCCTTTTATTACGACACTACAATATCCTTCTATATAAACGTGATTATTTTTTACTGTAATTTCATAACTATCACCGACTATTTTGTGAACTTCGGTACCATCAGATTGTATCTCAGTATAATTTCCTATGCGATGTTGTAATCTTATTCTTTCTGATCCTGGAGTATCATCCATTTCAACAAAATGTCCTGAATTGGAATAAAACCCGTGCGTATGTGGATATGCTGAATTAGCTGATTCTGAATCGGGTTCATACCAAGTGCTATCTCCTTGCGGTTTTTGAACTTCTGTGTCTGCCATTATTATACCTTTTCAAATGTAGCTTCAATCGTTTTAATTTCTGTATAAACAATCGTTGTAATTTCAACAGTTTCTACTGCTGTGTTAAATGTGCTCTGAGCTTGACCCACTAGTTCAGTGACTTCTGAAAAAGGTACAAGTCCTCCTTCAGATCCTACTCCTGGTATAGCTTCAGAAAAAGCGTCAGTTATACTGTTAAAAAAATGAGTTATACAATCTTGTAGTAAAACTAAAAGTCTAACAGGTAAACTTAAAATCCAATTTATTAATTGTCTCATTTGAGCTGTTATTTTAGCGATTTCTAATACTATCTCATTTATAAATTTTAAAAATTTTTGAATGCTTTTCAAGAGAGCAGTTAACTGGCTAGCTGTTGCTTTTACCCATTGACCAATAGCCGAGTTCGATGTTGAGGTAAATAAAGCCACAATTTTATCTCTTAACCATTTTACTGCCATCATAACACTGCGACGTTTGGTTAATATTTTTAGTTTAGTTTCATATGAAATATCACAATTCCATTTTTTATCATTATCAGATTTTCTTATGGTAGGGTTTTCAACTGGATGATTTGCTGTACTATCACCTCTCGCAGCAGCAAGCGGATCAGATGGTAATAAAAAAGAAGTTTCTTTTATGTATGA